ATTCTACTCACGACTATATTTGACATTTCTTGAATTTTTATTGGAACTCTTCTAGATTTTTTTAGTACAACTTCCTTTGCTGGTTCTTTAATAAATCTGTCTACATCTGCACCTGCCCAAGTATAAATAGCTTGATCATCATCTCCTGCAAGGTACAAATCATTTGTATTTTTTTTAATTACATCAAACATTTTCCATTGTATTGGTGATAAATCTTGAGCTTCGTCTATAAAAACAACATCAAACTTTGGACAAAGG